TACCGTGTACCTGCGAGTAAGTTTACTCGTAGAAAAATTACTGCAAACGAAAAGCAAGAAGACTTACAAGGATTAGATACAACTATAGACTGGAAAAATACAGGTGATAATAGTTACGATGGTGAAAAGCTAAACTTATTAGTACACGATGAAAGTGGTAAGTGGGAAAGACCTGATAATATATTAAATAACTGGCGTGTAACAAAAACTTGTTTAAGACTTGGTAGTAGAATAGTTGGTAAATGCATGATGGGTAGCACTAGCAACTCATTAGATAAAGGAGGTGATAACTTTAAAAAACTATACAATGACTCAGATGTTAATAGACGAAACCGTAATGGACAAACAAAGTCTGGGCTTTATTCTCTCTTTATCCCAATGGAGTGGAACTACGAAGGATTTATTGATGAATACGGACATCCAGTCTTTAATAATCCAAGTGATGATGTATACGGACCAGACGGTGAATTAATAGATTACGGAATTATAGATCATTGGAAAAATGAAGCTGATGGTTTAAAAAATGATCAAGACGCATTAAATGAATTTTATAGACAGTTTCCAAGAACTGAAGAGCATGCGTTTAGAGATGAAGCAAAAAATAGTATATTTAATTTAGTTAAAATATACGAACAAATAGATTATAATGAAGGTGTAGCGCCACCGATTAATACAGGTAATTTTCAATGGATTAACGGTGTAAAAGATACGCAAGTAATATTTTATCCAGATCCAAAAGGTAGGTTTAATATTAGCTGGGTGCCGCCATCAAATTTACAAAATAAAATTATATTAAAAAATGGAATCAAATACCCTGGCAATGATCATATGGGCGCTTTTGGCTGCGACAGCTACGACATTAGCGGTACTGTAGACGGTAAAGGCTCAAAAGGAGCTCTTCATGGTTTAACTAAGTTTAGCATGGAAGATGCTCCACCAAACCAGTTTTTTTTAGAGTATATAGCAAGACCACAAACAGCTGAAATATTTTTTGAAGATGTGCTTATGGCTTTAGTGTTTTACGGTATGCCGTTACTTGCTGAAAATAATAAACCAAGATTACTATATCATTTAAGACGTAGAGGTTATAGGGGTTATAGTATGAACAGACCTGATAGAGTTTGGAATAAATTATCTGTTACAGAAAAAGAAATAGGTGGTATACCAAACTCAAGTGAAGATATAAAACAAGCTCATGCTGCTGCTGTAGAAATGTATATACAAAGTCACGTTGGACAGAAACAAGAAGGTAGTTATGGTAGCATGTATTTTAATACAACTTTAAACGATTGGAGTAAATTTGATATAAATAAACGTACAAGATTTGACGCAACAATTAGTAGTGGTTTAGCTATTATGGCTTGTAATAGACATTTATATACACCAAACGTTAACAAAGAAAAAAATAAAGTAAATATAAATATAGCTAAGTATACTAATACTGGTTATAATTCTAAAATAATAAAATAAGTATATGGCAGAGTCTGCGGTAAAAAGTTATTTTCCAAGTCAAGTTGTAAGTGATGCTGAAAAGTTAAGCTATGACTATGGTTTAAAAGTTGCTAAAGCTATCGAAACAGAGTGGTTTTACAACGATTATAATCAAACAAGATATACAACTAATAAAAACAATTATCATAACTTAAGGTTATACGCTAGAGGTGAACAATCAATACAAAAATATAAAGATGAGTTATCAATAAATGGTGACTTAAGTTATTTAAACCTTGACTGGAAACCTGTACCTATTATACCTAAATTTGTTGATATAGTTGTAAATGGCATATCTGAACGTATGTATGATATAAAAGCTTTTTCACAAGATCAGTTTGGTGTTGAGAAAAGAACTGAGTATATGGAAAACATATTGATAGATATGCGTACTAAAGACTTAGACGCTTTTTCAAGACAAGCTTTTAATATACAGTTATCAGATACAGATCCTGAAAAATTACCAGAGTCTGAAGAAGAGCTACAGCTACATATGCAGTTAACTTATAAGCAAGCTGCAGAAATAGCAGAAGAGCAAGCTATAAATGTTTTAATGCAAGGTAGTAATTATGATTTAATTAAAAAACGTTTTTATTACGACTTAACAGTATTAGGTATTGGTGCTGTTAAAACTAATTTTACTACATCAGAAGGTGTAAAAGTAGAGTATGTTGATCCAGCTGATTTAGTTTATTCTTATACAGAGTCACCTTATTTTGATGATATATATTATGTAGGTGAAGTTAAAAAAATACCAGTCAATGAACTAGCAAAAGAGTTTCCATTTTTAGAGCAAGAAGATTTAGAAGATATAATTAAAAACAAAAACTATCATCAAACAAATTACGATCAAGGCTCAGCACAATATAAAGAAATAGATAATAACAAAGTTCAGATTTTATATTTTAATTATAAAACATATATGAACGAGGTTTATAAAGTAAAAGAAGTTGGTAGTGGTGCTGAAAAATTAATACCTAAAGATGATCAATTTAATCCACCTCAAGATAAAGAAGGTAATTTTACAAGATTACAAAGAGCTATAGAAGTTTTGTATGAAGGTGCTTTAATACTAGGTACTAATAAGCTTTTAAAATGGGAAATGGCTAAAAACATGATGAGGCCTAAAAGTGATTACAATAAAGTAAAAATGAATTACTCAATTGTAGCGCCTCGTATGTATAAGGGTAAAATTGAAAGTTTAGTAAGGCGTATCACTGGTTTTGCTGATATGATACAGCTTACACATTTAAAACTACAACAAGTTATGGCTCGTATGGTGCCAGATGGCGTTTATCTTGACGCTGATGGTTTGGCTGAAATAGATTTAGGTAATGGTACAAACTATAATCCACAAGAAGCTTTAAACATGTTCTTTCAAACAGGTAGTGTTATTGGTAGATCGTTTACGCAAGATGGTGATATGAACCCGGGTAAAGTGCCAATACAAGAAATAACAAGTGGTAGTGGTGGTAATAAAATTAACGCTCTTATAGGTAATTATAATTATTACTTACAATTAATAAGAGATACGACAGGTTTAAATGAAGCAAGAGACGGTAGTACACCAGATCCAAACGCTTTAGTTGGTGTACAAAAATTAGCTGCAGCAAACAGTAATACAGCCACAAGACATATATTAAACGCTGGTTTATTTTTAACTACTGAAGTTGCAGAACAATTATCACTTAGAATATCTGATATTATAGAATACTCACCAACAAAAGAAGCTTTCATACATGCTATTGGTGTTCATAACGTAGCTACACTTGAAGAATTATCTAATTTACATTTATATGATTTTGGTATATTTATAGAGTTAATGCCTGATGAAGAAGAAAAAGCTAAGCTAGAAAACAATATTCAAGTAGCTTTACAACAACAAACTATAGATTTAGAAGATGCTATAGATTTAAGAGAGGTTAAAAACGTTAAATTAGCTAATCAATTGTTAAAGATTAGAAGAAAAAAGAAAATACAAAGAGATCAGCAATTGCAACAACAGAATATGCAAATGCAGTCACAAACAAACCAACAAGCTGCTCAAGCCGCAGCACAAGCTGAAATACAAAAAAACCAAGCTAATGCACAAACTGAAAGTCAACTTGAACAAATAAAAGCTCAGCTAGAGCAACAAAAAATGGCTCAAGAAGTTCAGTATAAAAAAGAGTTAATGCAATTAGAGTTTCAAATGAACTTGCAGCTTAAAAATTTAGAAGTTGAAAGTATGAAGTCTAGAGAAAAAATAAAAGAAGATAGAAAAGATGAACGAACTAGAATACAAGCTACTCAACAATCAGAGCTAATAGCACAAAGAAAAGGTGATAATCCACCTAAAAAGTTTGAGTCTTCAGGTAATGATATACTTGGAGGAGGTTTTGATTTAGGTAGTTTTACACCTAGATAAAATTTATTAATTATTATTATATTATATTATGGCAAAAAAACAAGAAACAGATAATGTTACTAAGGTAGATCTTAGTGCAAAACAAGAAACAACAGATGATAATATCATCAAAGTAGATTTAAATAACCCACCAAAAAAAGAAGAAGATGCCGTTCCAGAGCAAAGCACAGATGAGGTTCCTGTACGCGACGAATCCGAAACTAGCGAAAAAGTACTCGAAGAAAACGTCGAAGCAACAGATGAAAAACCTACCGGAGAAGAAGTCTCCGAAGAAGTTCAAGATGACGCACCCGTTATTGAGGAAGTAACAGAAGAAGAAGTTGATCAAAAAGTAGAAGATTTAGTTGAAGAAACTAAAGAAGCTATAGTTGAAGCTCAACAAACAGGTAAACCGCTTCCAGAAAACGTGCAAAAGTTAATCGACTTTATGGAAGAAACAGGTGGTGATATAAACGATTATGTTCGTCTTAATCAAGATTATTCAAAACTAGATAATCAAGATTTATTATATGAGTATTATAAACAAACAAAACCACATTTAAGTTTAGAAGAAATAAACTTTATGATGGAAGATAATTTTGATTATAATGAAGAAGAAGACGAGCCAAGAGATATAAAAAGAAAAAAATTAGCGTTAAAAGAGCAAGTTGCCAGCGCTAGAGCCTATTTAGACGGGCAAAAGTCTAAATACTATGAAGAAATTAAAGCTGGGTCAAAGTTGACCTCTGAACAACAGAAAGCTGTTGATTTTTTTAATAGATACAATAAACAATCAGAAGAGACAAAAACAAGAACTGAAGCTTTTAAAATAAAAACTGATAGATTTTTTAATAAAGACTTTAAAGGTTTTAATTATAACGTCGGTGAAAAAAAGTATAGGTTTAATGTTAAAAACGTAAATGAAGTAAAAGAAAATCAAAGCGATATTACTAATTTTGTTGGGAAGTTCCTAGATAAAAAAGGTACAATGTCAGATGCTGCAGGTTATCACAAAAGTTTATTTACAGCAATGAACCCTGATGCTATTGCTAAACACTTCTATGAACAAGGTAAAGCTGATGCTTTAAAACAAAGTATAGCTAAATCTAAAAATGTTGATATGTCACCAAGACAAGCTTTTGGTGAGGTTGAGACTGGAGGTATCAAAGTAAGAGTGTTAGGTGATAACTCTAATGATTTTAAGTTTAAAATTAAAAACAACAAATAACAAATTTAAAATTAAAAAATTATGGCAATTACTAATGGAACGTTGTTAAATGTTCAACCGGCTACTGGTCAGTTGACTTTATCAACTAATTATTTAGATCTTGCGTCAACAGCTGGACAAGGCTGGGCGCAACAATATGTGCCAGATTTGATGGAAAAAGAAGTTGAGATTTATGGTCCAAGGACTATATCTGGCTTTTTAAGTCAAATCGGTGCAGAAGAGGCTATGACTGCTGATCAAGTAGTATGGTCTGAGCAAGGAAGATTACACTTATCTTACAAAGGTAAATGTATAACTGACGACGCTGCTACTGGTGGTGTTATTGAAATTGAAACTGATATTGATGGTAATGACATAGGTACTGATCACGGTATTAGAAAAAATGATACTATTCTTATAGCAAACTCAGCTAATGGAGCTATTTGTAAAGCTGTTGTAGTATCTGCTCCTAGAGGTACTACTGCTACTACTCATGACAGAATTAATGTTGCTCCTTATGGGTTTGCTAACTTATTAGCTGCTTCTATTACTGATGACGCTGCTGGTTCAAACTCTGAAGACTTAACTATATTAGTATATGGTTCTGAGTTTAAAAAAGGAGATGACTATGACGGTAATGCTACAAGAGGTGCTAACGAGCCAAACTTTAAATCTTTTTCTAATAAACCAATTATTATGAAAGATTACTTTGAAGTATCAGGATCTGACGCTTCAAGAATTGGTTGGGTTGAAGTTTCTGCTGAAAACGGACAATCAGGTTTCTTATGGTACCTAAAAGCTGAAGCTGACACAAGAGCTAGATTCACTGATTACATTGAAATGTCAATGCTTGAGTCTAAGCTTGGAGGTCCTGCCTTTGCAACTGCTCCTGTTTCTAAGTATGGTGGTTTAAATGCTAACGCTGATTTAACTGACGATCATATTTATGGTTCTAACACAGGTGATGTTACTGGTACTCAAGGTTTATTTGATGCTATTGAAACTAGAGGTAACGTAACTTCTGGTGTTACTGGTGTTAACCCTTCTACTGACTTAGCTGAGTTTGATGCAATTTTAGCTGAGTTTGATAAGCAAGGTGCTATTGAAGAGTACATGATGTTTGTTAACAGATCAACTAGCTTAGCTGTTGATGACATGTTAGCTTCAATGAACTCTTACGGAGCTGGTGGTACATCTTACGGTGTGTTTAACAACTCTGAAGACATGGCATTAAATTTAGGTTTTACTGGTTTCAGAAGAGGTTCTTATGACTTCTACAAATCTGACTTCAGATATTTAAATGACTTAGCAACAAGAGGTGGTATTAATACTGCTGCTGGTTCTAACGCAATTAGAGGTGTTATGATTCCTGCTGGTACTTCTTCAGTTTATGACCAAACTGTTGGAGCTAGCATGAAGAGACCTTTCTTACATGTAAGATTTAGAGCTTCACAAACTGATGACCGAAGAATGAAAACTTGGGTTACTGGTTCTGTTGGAGCAGCTACATCTGCTTTAGATGCTATGCAATTACACTTCTTAACTGAAAGATGTTTAATTACACAAGCTGCTAACAACTTCATGTTAATGAAGTAAATCATTATTTAAAAGTCGAGGCTTCGGCCTCGGCTTTATTTTATTAATTTTATTATATATTATATTATGGCAAAAAAGAAAACAAAAGTAGAAGTTGAAGAAACTCCACAGGTAGTTGAAACACCAGTTGTTGAAACACCAAAACCAAACAAAGTTAAATCTACAGAACCAAAGTGGGAAATAAAAAATAGAATTTATTATTTAACTGGGTCTCAAAGACCTTTGTCTAGAATGATAAGATCTGCTAATATTTATTGGTTTGACGAAGAAAAAGGTTATGAAAGAGAACTTAAATACTGTCAAAACCAAAGAACAACGTTTGTAGATGAAATGCAAGGTGATCAGAGGTTATCACATATTATATTTAGAAACGGAGCTTTGTTTGTAGAAAAAGAAAAAACTGTATTACAAAAGTTTTTATCATTGTACCACCCTGATAGAGATAAACTATTTTATGAGTTTAAACCTGCTGAAAAAGCTGCTGATGAAATAGAAATACTAGAATTAGAAGCTGATGCAATAGTTATAGCTAGAGACATGGAAATAGAAATGGCAGAAGCTATAATGAGAGTAGAGAAAGGTTCTGAAGTATCTAAGATGAGTTCTAAAGAACTTAAACGTGATTTATTAGTGTTTGCTAGAAATAATCCTGCTTTGTTCTTAGAATTAGCTTCTGATGATAATGTACAGCTTAGAAACTTTGGTATTAAAGCTGTTGAGCTTGGTATTATTAAACTTTCAAGTGATCAGAGAAACTTTTTATGGGGATCTAATGATAGACAAATAATGACAGTTCCTTTTGACGAGCATCCATACACTGCTTTAGCGCATTGGTTTAAAACTGATGAAGGTATGGAAATATATGCAAATATAGAAAAACGATTAAATAATTAATCAAACTGTAGAGGTAATCGCCCTACGGGGCGATTACACTACAATAAAAAAATAATATGGCTGTAAACGTAGATACTGTATATCAAAGAGTATTAGCAATAGCTAATAAAGAACAAAGAGGTTATATAACACCTATAGAATTTAATTTGTACGCTAATCAAGCGCAAATGTCTATATATGAAGGTTATTTTTATGATTTAGATCAAGCGTTAAGAGCTAGAGGTAACGAAACGTTTTCAAGCGACAAAGTAGATATAATAGAACAAAAACTACAAATATTTGAAAGGGTAGATGGTTTAGTTCAAATAGCTAGAAATTATACAATAATAAACGATGCTATAAGTAGAGGTTTAAGATTACCAACTTACGTGTATAGAGTTAAAAAAATAGAAAGACAAGACACTTATGGCGTTGACTCTACTTTAATGAGAGATACTATAAGGCTTTTAGATGAAGCTTTATTAGGAGCAGGCTTGCAAAATGAAAAACCAAAAGATTACGAATACGATACAACTAGTGCATTATTTCTTAATGATGAAATAACTGAGATTGAAGAAGAAAGAAGTAGTAATATACCTGGTACTTTTTTTAGCCCAGGCGCTGATTGTGAAATACTAAACATATCTGAGTTTTTAAATGTTAGAAAATTTTCATCGCGCAAAACTCTTCAAAAAATATCACCGTACTTAGAAAGACCAATAGCTAACGTAACTAACAATATAGTTAGAGTTATAGATAATCATGTTGGACAAGTTGTAGCACCTACTTTAATAATATATTATAAGATACCAAGAAAAGTTGAGTGGGGTTATAACGTTGTAGGTGAACACGCTTTATATGATAAAGACAAAGCTACTAATTTTGAACTACACGAATCAGAAGCACCAAGATTAGTTTACGAAATACTACAACTTGCTGGTATATCTATGGGTAAAGAATTATATCCAATAGGCTCACAAGAAGAAGCAAAAACAGTTCAACAACAAAAAATATAATAAATGGGTTTAAATTACTTTCCAGACGAATATTACAGAAATGAATCAAATTCTTCTATCCAAGATTATACAAAAGTTGATTTAGATAGTTTAATAGAACAATTTTATTATGTTTATGTAGGTGAAGACAAAATAATACCAAGAGCTAGAAAAGTAGACGTGCAGTTTCACGCTATGAGAGCTATACAAGAATTAAACTACGATACTTTAAATTCATACCTTGATGCAGAGTATATAGTTCCACCTTCTCTTAGAATTAAATTACCACAAGATTTTGTTAATCATACTAAAATAGGCTGGTCTGATGACGCTGGTGTAATACACCCTTTGTATCCTGCTAAAGGTAAAACAAAAAATCCACAAAGTATAAACATTAATCAAATAACAAACGACTTACAAGAAAATGCTGATGGCTTTACTCTTGACGCTGGTTTTAGTCATAGCAAAACTCCATCAGGAACTTCAACAGGAGCTATATCAGGTAGAAATGTTGCTATAGGAAATAAAATAAGTATACCTTTAAATTTTGATATTAAAAATAACGAACGATATTATTTTAGTTTTGATGTACGCAACGACCAACTAACACCAAGTATAGGTGGTACAAGACCCGTTGTAACAGGTTTTCTTAGAACTACAATATATGGGCCAAAAGGTTTTAAATTTGTGCAAGCTAATAGTGCTGGAGAAACATCTTCTTCTGGTACAGGTACCAAAGCTCTTGCGTTTAATTTTACATCTACTGACTATAGGATGCAAGCACATACAGAAAACATAACTAACACTATAGTAATAGAATCAACTAGTGTTGGTAATAGTGGTAATACTCTTTTTAACGGTAGTTTATCTAAGTTTATACTTTTTAGAAGCGGTGAAGAAAACAGTAATAGTAAAAATTTAATATCAAAAACATTTAGTAAGTATAGATCATATACACCAAGTGATAACATGAATAGATATGATGATGGTACTTATGATTTAGTGGTTGGTGAAAGATATGGATTAGATCCAGAACATACTCAAGTAAATGGTACTTATTACATAAGTAATGGTTATATATATTTAAGTTCTAATGTTGCAGGTAAAACTTTAGTTCTATGCTATATAAGTGACGGTTTAAATTTTACAGGAAGACTTTCAGGTAGAGCTACTAATAGAGTATATATACATAAGTTTGCTGAAGAAGCAATATACAAACATATAATGTATGCTTTAGCATCAGGAAGAGCTGATGTTCCAGAATATGTTATAAGAAGATTAAAAAAAGAAAGGTTTGCTGAAACTAGAAAAGCTAAATTAAGGCTTTCTAATATGAAGCTAGAAGAAATAACTCAAACACTTAGAGGTAA